CCGATAGACTGAGAGATACCGATATAGTCCATGTTACGCATAAACAACACTGCCTCAAGTCCACTCACATTGATACCCTCAGACAGGATGCTGTGGTGCAGAACAACAAACTTCTTGTTAGGATCTTTGCCCCAAGCATTGAGAGTGTCAAAGAATACCTCACGGTTGACCTTCTGACCATCAATAATGGCACCAGTCTTGGAAGTAATATACATCACCGAATAACCACGCTCAGACAACTCTTTGCGGAAGTCAGATTCTGCCAGCAGTTTGACAATCTGCTTGGTAGAACGAGCACAGATAAGAATCTTATCCAGTGCATTCTCATCAATAGTGTCAAGCAGGTTCTGAGAGTCACGGTCAGCGATCATCTGCTTGTCCTGCACCATGTCCAGTTGCTTGACAACAACTTTAGGGGGAAGGATGTAACCTTCTTCTACCAACTTAGGAGCAGGAACATTGCAGATAACAGGACCATAAACCTCAGGATCATTCATCCCAGGCTTGGAAACAGTGAGAGAATGCTTAGGAGTAGCAGTGAAGAAATAGCAGCGGTCAGCAACAGTAGAGAAGTGCTCCGTAGCAGGGAAAAAGTTACGTTGGACAGAGTTATGCGCTTCATCAAAGTAAATCGTATTGACCTCAACATCTGCCTGCTGCAGACGATGGAGAGAATGATAGGTGGTGAAGATAATTACATTCTCACCAGCAGTCCGTGCAGTGTTGACGAAAAGGTTAATCTTACTGGGGTTAGTAGTAGAGAAGTGGTGCGTTTCTCCACTGTGAACATGAAGAATGTGAGTGTTAGTGGTATCAATGTGCTCCAAGAACTCAGAGCACAACTGCTCAGCAAGAAGAATACGAGGAGCAACAACAACGGCAGTCATGCCATTGTCGATATACTGACAGTTGACAATCAGATCGTGGAACATAACGGGAGTCTTACCACCCCCAGTGGGGATGATAACCTGACCCTTGTAAAATGCCAGCATCGCGTCCAGAGCGTCTTGCTGGTGGGGTCGCAACTGCATTGAGTCTCCGTCGTTGATACACTTATTATAGCACGGAGGGGACTCTACCGATGATCCCTGTGACAGTTTCCTAACTGGTCCCGGTAAGAGCTCAGACTCTTATCTTCAACCGGGACAAAGGTAGTCTACAGGGTTTCTGAGGTCTTGTCAATATCCTCAGCAATCTTATTAAACTTTGATTCCCAAGCATCCTTATCTGCCGACCATTTGGCTAAAGGACAGGAGTCAAGAATAATCTTTGCCTTAGCAGGAATATAGCACCCACATTCGGTACACATATTCTCCAACTCAGCAAACTTAATGCAAGACTTACAGATTTCTACTCTTTCCTTATACACATCATCAGAGACGAATAACACAGCGTCTCTGTTTTGAGTAATGTATTGGACTAATTCCCAGGAAAAGTTAGCAAGGTTTTTTGCCTTCTCACCAAGCGAAGGATACTCTTTTTCGTCAGACATTTGATGTATTTCAGTTAAAAATATTTATCAGGGGTTATAAGCACCCTTCACGGTTGAGGAGTTGATTGTACCTGAGACGCTATAATTAGACCCAGAGATTGCTCTTGCTCCACCTCCACCATTTCCGCTGTTGTTAGTGTTTGCACCTGAAGTTGCCCAGTCACCACCAGCACCACCAGTTTCGCCAGTTTGTCCACTCTGAGCACCACAACCACCGCCACCTGAACCAGCAGATCCACCAGCACCTGCTAAAGACCCAGCTTGGTTGTTATAACCTCTTCCAGGACCTCCTGTACCTCCTGCACCACCAGTACCACCAGAAGTGTTATATTCTTGTACACAACGTCTATATTGAGTGTAATTTACACATCTTTGGCAACAACCCCAACACCAGTCACAAGTTGACTGACAACATCCGCCACCCCATGTTCCTCTGTCACTATATCCACCAGGGCATCCAGGAGCACCACCACATCCAGAAGTTGTGGTCTCATTGTAACAACGTCCACCACCTCCATTAGCACCTCTAGCACCTCTTTCTCCTCCACCTCCACCGCCATATATTCTGGCACCAGATCTAACTAAGACAACTACATTTCTACCACTAGATGATGAAACAGACATTGCAGTTCCACCACCTTCACCTGAAGGATCTGGTGCTCCACTAGTTCCACCACCTCTACCACCAGCACCTAGAATACTTCCAGTAACATCAAAGGTCAGATTGTATGCAGTAGCATTGAAACTTGCAGCGACAGAGCTAACACTGCTTGACCCACAAGTACCAGTAACAAATAAAAACTTATTGATATTCTTGTTTAGATTACCATTCCATGCCAAATCATCCATATCAAAGTTTGTATTTGTGGATGATTGTGTAATGTAGAAAAACTTAATCGAGTTTCTGAATTGTGATACTTTCCAATTCGATTGCGATGCTGCTATACCAGAGTTTTCTGTAGCATTAGGAACTGTTGGATTCGTATTAGTCGTTGAAGTATTTCTCAACAACTGAGATGCACTGATAGAGGTATTATCAGTTGTGAATGTTTCACTTCCACCAGAAGTCGTCTTTCTTTGTTGAGCACGAAAGTTGCTACGAAGAGAACTAAAAGAAATCTGACCAGAAGAATAATATGGACCAGCCTTTGTTGTTGCTACAGCCATTAAACTAGCTTTTTTCTTTATTTATGAATTGATGCTATAATTTGCTTGTGAGGTATGTGTTTATTTTCGTTTTTCTTGAGCACTGTGTATTCATGGTGCTCTTTTGCAAACTCTAGTGTCTGATTCTTATTTCGTTTAGAATCTAGATACTCGATAATTGCTTCCTTATTAAACATATTGAGACCATTGGCGACTTGAATGTAACTATCAAGAGGCCAAACAAATCTAGATGAGTTATTACCAAGATTGGAAGCATCTACAAACTCATATCTACACTTCTCATCAAAGTCCCTAACCCACTCAGTTTTATTCTCAGTCATATATTTCCAAAACTCAGAATCAACTCTGTTTGTGTTATAATGTAAGCAAATAAAGTCTATGATTGCCTTATAACCTCTAAGGTTGATTTCATTAAACTTCTTTCTATTGTATTCTAAAAATCTTAGATTGGAGTTGAGTGAGATAAAGTCATAGACTTGTTTTACAATGATATGGATACCAGTTGACTCTAGTGGTTCTACAAATCCACTGGACAATCCAACTGCCAGGCAGTTACCAACCCATGCATCCTGATAGTATCCAGGTTTATACTTGATTATTCTATCAGTTTCTAGTCCTACTCCAAACTTTTCTAGCAACCAAGAGTTATACTTTTCTCTTGCCTCTTCGTCTGATGTAAATCTAGACGAATACAAATATCCTGTGCCATATCTATTTCCTATTGGTATCTGCCAAATCCATCCATTGTCCGTTGCTTCTGCCAATGTATATGATGGTATCTCATCAAACTCGTGAGGAATTTGTTGAGGAATTGCTCTATCAATCGGCAACTCATCAGTTATATCATTCCATTTTGTGTCTAGATCTTTAATTAGAAGTGAGTTGAATCCTGAGCAGTCGATATAAAAATCTGCTGTAATATTCCCACTAGATCTAAAATCTATACTCTCGATTTGATTATCTTTGACGTTAATTCTTTCTGCCACATCATCAATAAAGTCGATTTCATTTTCTAGTTTCTTTGTGATGTAGTTTGAAAACTCTTGAGTGTCTATGTGTAATGCATGACTATACTCAAATCCTTCTTGTGGTAGGGTTGTTGTTGCTTTATTAAACAGCAATCCACCATCATAACTTCCTTTGGGTATAGAATAGACTGCACTAGAATTGTCTGCTTCTCCCCAGAAGTTGACCTCTTGGAAACCATGAAAGTATTCTGTATCAGGTATCCAATTCTTAAAGTTGATACCTAGTTTTACAGTCGTGCTCAAATCTCTTATCATGTCATGAGTGCTGATACCCATAGCATTAAGAAACAAATGTACAACAGGAGTTGTGCTTTCTCCTACTGCTATGTTTTTCTTACTTGCATCATAATATAGAGATACTTGGACTTCATTGCCCCAGTATCTTTTTATCATTCCAGCAGCAATCAATCCAGAGGTCCCAGACCCGATAACAACGAATTTTTTCATAAATTAGTGGAAGTCTCGCCAGGCAGTGCCGTCAAATCCTTGAAACTTATTGGTGTCTAGATTGTATATCATTGCACCAGTTTCTGTTACGAGACCAACTCTTTGTGCATTTGTCAATCTCGGTGGAAGCATATATGCACGAGATCCTGTTCCTTCTCCAGGGTTAATCTCAGCAGCAGTCTTACCTGCATCACCAAAATCAACCTGACATCTTACAGCAGTTGTGCCAACACCGATTGCACCATTGTCTCTGATGTAAAGGACAGAATCATAAAGTGTTGTAGTTGCATCATGTTGAACTATGGAAACACCATTGGCATATAATCCTTCGCCTTGTGTTGTAGTGGTGCCAATACCAACACTATCAAATAATGCCTGACCAACGACTTCAAGAGAAGCAGTTGCTTGAATAGTTGTATTGATACCAAGATTTCCAATTAAACCAGATCTTCCTCTCGCATCAAAATTGACTATTGGTGAGGCATTATCGGTACCAATTCCAATGTCAGCATCAACCAACAAATCATTAATTATATTGACATCAAAGAAAGTAGATATACCACTTGTATTACTGATGTTAGCAGAAATCAAATCTGGAAGTGAGATTGTGCCAGCAGACAATGTGCCAGTGATGGTTACATTGCTACCAAACCATGCATTACTAGTGACGGTAGATGTGCCAACAACGTGTAAATTAGTATCTGGATTTGTCTTACCAATACCCAACTTACCGTCATAGGTGAGTGACATCAATTCAGCGTTGGTTTGACCATAAATCCAGTCAAATCTACCAGTGCCAATACCAGATCCACCACCATGAAGAATCATGTTGAGGTTTCCAGTATCTCTGTTGATTACATCAAATGTATTTGCAGAGTTGCCAAATCTCAGGACAGCAGTGCTATTTCCTACACCAACTGATTGACCAATGCTGACTTGCG